TAATGGCAGGATCACTTGCCGGGGCCGCTGCGTTGGGTGTTGCCGCTTCAGGCTTGGCTTTGCTTGTACCTGCATTGGTAATTCTGGGCAAGCAAAAATGGTCAACACTTGTTAAAGGCTTGACGGCTCTCGGCGTTGCAGTAGGAATCCTTGTCGTTGCTGCCCGTCTACTTCCGGCAACTGTACCTTCTTTGATGGCTTTCGGCGCAGCACTCTTGTTGATCGGTGGCGGTCTTGCTCTGGCTGGAGCAGGTATTGCGCTGATTGGAGTGGGACTAAGTGCGATTGCTGTAGCTGGCCCAACAGCACTAGCGATTCTTCAGACAGCATTCTGGAATTTCGTACGAAGTGTTATCGAGAATGGGAAATTGCTGGTACTCGGATTGCTGGAGATTGTACAGGCGTTTGCCGATACAGCTCCCCAGTTCGTAGACGCCTTGGTCAAGATTATTGAAGCTTGGTTGCAAGCTATTATCGAAATCGCACCGAAGATGGTACCAGTAATAACTGCTCTTGTTCAGACGATAATCGAGGTTTTCCGTATCAATCAAGGACCGCTTATTCAAGCCGGTATCGATTTGATCATAGCTCTCTTGTTGGGTATTCGTAAGAACCTGCCACAAGTTATCAAATTGGCGGCCGATATTATCGTAACGTTCTTGCGCGGTTTGGCTGCGAATATTGGTCGGATCGTAAGGGCGGGTGCAAACCTAATAGTTTCGTTCTTGGGAGGCATCGCTAATAATATCGGTAGAGTTATCGTTGCTGGTACACAGATTATCGTCAACATCATCAAAGGTATCGGCAACAACGCGCGAAGAGTTGTTGAAGCTGGTGCAAAAGCTATTGCCAGTTTCATTCAAGGCATTGCCAACGCTGGTCAAACGCTGATCACTGCTGGCGTAAATGCCGCTGGCAAACTAATCAATGGTCTTGTCAACGGTATTCTCAAACTGGTTGACATAGGCGCCCAGGCTATGATCAAGTTCTTGAATGGGATAGCTGATGCGATTGAGAAATATGAACCACAGTTGATAGTGGCCGGTGGACGAATTGCCATAGCTATCGTCAAGGGTATGGTCACGGGTCTGGCGCAGGGTGGCGGACAAATCGTAGATAAGATGAAAGAATTGGCCCAGAACGCCATCAATGCAGCCAAGGACAAGCTGAAATTCTGGTCGCCATCGCGAGTATTCGTAGAAATCGGTGAGGGTATTGTTGAAGGCTTGGTAGTGGGTATAGGTGATGATAGAGATGCCACTAAAGCTGCCGAAGATATGGCTAATAATGTTATCGATACGTTCAATACTATATTCGAGACTACTTCGCCGTCAAAAGTTATGGAGCGAATTGGCCGCTTTGTGATGCAAGGATTCGCCAATGGCTTGAAGGGAAGTAGAGACGAAATCAAGCAGGCATTTTCTGATCTAAGCACCGCGTTGGCTTTGACAATGGCTGATGCTCGGAAGACGATTACTGAAGAGCAAAAGAAGTTGAAGAAGCTGCAAGGTGAAGAGAAGAAGAACTTAAAAGCGATTAATGCGGCCAAGCAAGCTATTGCAGATGCTACAGTCGTCCTTAATCGCTCAACTGCCGCCCACAAAGCTTTGCAAGGGCAGATGAAGTTGCACAGGGGCGAACTGTTGAAGTTGGCTAAAGATTATGAGAAGCTACAAGGACAATTGGAAGCGGCTAAGCAGGTATTCCAAGAATTCAAAGAACAATTCTCAGAGCTTCCCGAGATTATTACGGAAGTGGATGGCAAAGAACTCACTGGTGCTGAGCAGATTCAGAACTGGATCACCGAGCTTACTGGTGATGTAAAAGATCTCACTAAATTTGGCCAAGTTATCGAACAACTTAGACTAGCGAGAGTAAGTGATGAAGTAATTGAAATGCTGCTCAGGAAAGGTGTAGCCGCTTTGCCATTTGCCGAGGCTTTGCTTGCTGGAGGTCCAGAACTAATCGCGACTGTTAATAGTCTTCAGGGTCAAGTTGAAGCCGCCGCCACCGTGCTTGGTAATACGGCTGGCGAAGCTCTGTATGATGCAGGCGAAGAGGCGATGACGGGATTTATCAATGGCTTGACCAATCAGATCAAAGCGCTCGAGGATCAGGTAGATGTCATCGTCAAGGGAATTGTCAAGGTTGTCAAGCGAAGGTTGAAGATCAAGTCACCATCTGAAGTATTTGCGGAAATTGGACAACAGACGATGGAAGGTATGGCCAAAGGAATTGATGATTCTGCACAAACGGTGGTTGATGCGGCGGAGACAGTTGTCAAAGACGCAGCCGAAGCAATGCGCACAAGTTTGGGCGAAGTTCCATTCGACGAATTGATCAATACCGAGCCTGTGATCACGCCGATATTGGATTTGACTACACTTAAAGCTCAGGCCGTACAAGCAGCTGGTCTGATTCCACCGATTCCAGTTATTGGCACAGTTTCCTCCGCACAAGCTGCGGGCATATCCGTTGACCAATCGCAGATTGAAGAAGGTGCTATCCCTGGTGGAACATCATTCAACTTCGAGCAGAACAATTACTCTCCGAAAGCCCTGACCGAAATCGAGATTTATCGGCAGACGAAGAATCAACTGTCGCAGATCAAGTCCGCCTTGGTCCTAACCTAAGGAGGTGTCGTGCTAACAGAACTGAAAGCGTATAGCGCGTGGGAATCAGCTCCTACGCTACTACTAAGCGACACCGGTAGGACTGAGACGGACTTGATCCAAATCACGAATATCGAAGGCTTAGACCCGGTCAAGGCTGCTGTTAACTTATCGCCACTTGGATCGTCGGACGGAACGGCATATACGGGTAGCAGCGTATTGGGTCGAAATATCGTCCTTACACTGCATCCAAATCCAGATTGGGATACGTGGACTTTTGAAGGTTTACGGAGACTGCTTTATTCATATTTCACACCTAAACAGCGAGTACGACTTGAATTTTACAGTGACGACATGATTCCGGTATTTATTGAGGGCATTGTCGAAAGTGCCGAAGTCAATCAATTCAGCAAGGATCCAGAACTTGTCGTTTCGGTTATTTGCCCCGATCCATATTTCACCGCTCTCGAGCCGATTATTCTGACAGGTCTAACGATTAATCCAATTGATGTACCAACAGTGATCGAAATCAATTACGAGGGAAGCGTCGAAGCAGGTATTCATACCGAGGTCACATATTCTGCAGATCCTGCTCCCAACGAGATCACAATTCAAATCGGAGATCCAGATATTTCATCTTTCAAAGTCATAAAGGACGCAGTCGCGGATTTGAATAACTATTTCGAAATGAGCTCACTGCCCGCACAGAAATTCGTGCAAAGTGTCAATATAGGTACTGGTGTCATTACCAGCCTTCTCTCCAAGACGCATATTCAAGAAGGATCTGCTTGGCCAATGCTGGTACCGGGTAAGAACGAGTGGTCGGTTATTACTGATGTCGGCGAACATGCTTGGGAGTTGACATATTTCGAACGATTTGGAGCTCTCTGATGGATTTGTTTACTCTCAATCGTGACTTTTTCAAACAGAACATAATTGACGAATTCGAATCGTTTATTTGGACTGAGCGGTATTACGGTGATAGCGAAGTTGAATTAGTTATTCCTGCCAAATCAGAAACGGTGAAGAAACTACCATTAGGGATTTTTCTTGGTATTGATCGATCCGACGAGATCATGATCCTGGAAACGGTGAACATTGAGGGCGAGAATCTAAAATTTTACGGAGTTTCGCTCTTGTCCTGGCTCAACAATCGGTTTATTCGTTCCTCAGCTGTACATGCGGACCGAGCTTGGTTTATCGAGAATAAGTATCCTGGTGAAATGCTGTGGTATATTCTTTGGAGCATGACGAGTCCGGATAGCGGATATTTGAATTTTGGAGTTGATACTGGTATTCCCGATCCACAAAGATTGGCGATCCCTGGAATCTATGAGAAAAATACCGATATGTCCGGAGAGCAGGTTAATATCGCTGTTCCTTTTGGACCTCTTTACAATGCTCTTAAAGAAATCGCTGTTGCTTATGGACTGGGAATGCAGTTGACGCTAGACTCTGTTACCGAAGGTTCATATTTACTAGGATTTCGAAGTTACAAAGGACTTGATCGTACAAGTGGACAAACGGCAAATCCAGTTGTGCGATTTTCAGCACAGATAGATTCTTTGAGTGATATTAAAGAAGTTCAATCGATCGCTGCACTCAAAACTCTGGTATATGCATTTGCTCCAGAAGTTCCACCAGCGTATGCGATTCATACTGGTCAAGCCAGTCTGAGTGGACCGCAATATACTGGATTTGATTTGCGCGCTTCTCTACTACTTACCGATATTTCATCCGAAGAACTTACAAGTGCAGATAATGTCGCTGACGCCCTGAATAATAAAGCTTTTATCGATCTTCTTAATAATCCATATATTAAAATCGTAGACGGGGAAGTTGGACCTATTATTCAGTTTCAGTATGGCGTTCATTATAATCTTGGCGATATTATTGAAGTTCAGGGAAATACTGGCGTAATTAACACAGCTCGGGTTACCGAGTATATTCGTGTACAGGACGAGACGGGTGAAAGATCATATCCTACTGTAAGCGTGCTTGACTAGGAGAACCGATGCAGATATTGGTTTATATTTTCATCTTTTATCTTGGTGGTATGTTCGGTTTTCTTATTCGATCATGGCTACAGTCAAGAGCTGAATTCAATGGCGCTATTCTGGTGACCAAAGAAGCAGATAAGACGGTATATTCTCTAATTCTCGACGATTATCCGGAGAAGATCGAATTCAAGAAAGAAGTTATTCTGAAAGTAGTTGCTTCTGAAGAAAGAGTCGATCGCGAGTAAAACAATCCATATAATGAGACTCTATCTAAAGGAGCGCTATGTTTAAGAGCGAAGAGCCAAGTAAGCTCGATCAAGAAGTAGACAGAGTGCTCGATGCGTTGAGAGATCAAATGATAGGTACCAAGGAGTATTCGACGGTATTGAATGCGCTACAAGATTTGCATGAGATGAAGGAGAAAGAAAAGCCTTTGTCAGTAAGCAAAGATACGCTAGCAATCATTGCCGCCAATCTGCTGGGTATCATCCTGATCATCAAGCACGAGCATGTGAATGTCATCACTTCGAGAGCGATGAATTTGGTGCTCAGAGCCAGATAACAAAGTTCCAAGAAGAGATCAAAAAGTATGGGGGGTCGTATATACGGCTCCTCATATTTTTTTTCGCGCTTCCAACAAGGATTTAATTTTTTTCAATCTGGAAAAATCCCCGGGGGGAGAATTTACCTCAAGGTCCAGATATTGGTTCGCGAAATTCGCGCGATGAACATACCTTATAATGAAATCTACGAAAGGAGAAGCATGGAAAGAATCGGAGATCAAACTTGGAAGGAACTCTTGCAGAGTGTTGGAAAGAATGTTGAAGCTGCTGGAAGAATGCTTCAGCGTAAACCTGCATTTACGTCTGAAGAGCTTTCAGAGCTTCAACAAACTTTGGAAACCTCTGCGGAGACCATCAAGAGAGTCCGAACGAGTGCTGCCGATCAGGTTTAAAAGCTAGGGCCCTTCGGGGCCTTAGTTTTTTCGCGTAATAAACATACTATAAAATGAAACCAACAGAAAGGATTATTGTGTCTACGTTGCTACGTCCAGTCCGCTTCGTCGGCCGGAATCGAGACGTCGTCTATCGCGCCGCCATCGTTTGGGGTGTGATCTTCACGCTCGACGCCGCCGCCAAGAAGCTCAAGGACACCAACTAGTCAGATAACCTGACAGAAAGAGAGTCCCAACACGGGATTCTCTTTTTTTTTCGCGAGAAAAACACATACTATAATGAGAGGAAAGTATGTCATTGCGACTGCTTTGGGGTTAGGTATATCATTGCGATTGCCTAATCCACCTCTCATTTTTTTTCAACCTATAGGAGTAAATTATGCCAACAGTTAAGCATGAACATGAAATTGCCAAGCTCGATCAGGTAACTACAAAGATCAAAGCACACTGGCGCAAGAACAAAAAGCTCTACATCGGTATCGGGATTGGAGCTGCTATCGCAGTGATTGTTATTCGCAGGCCAGTATCGATCGCGCCTGTGTTTAACAATAACAATACAGTCATTACTGATCTGTCGCGTCGTGGTCATCCCGGTTATATCGTCAGATGCAAAGAAACGGGAGAAGTATTCGCTAGTATAAATCGAACATCAGATCTTATGAACCTTAACTATGGAAATCTGGTGTCGCATTTGAAAGGTAGACTACCTGCAGTTGGTGGGTACACATTTGAAATCCTTGGAGAAGCTATCTGAGATTCGCGACAAAAACAATCATTGTAATGAGGTGAAGACTCGATATGAAGTCGTTCGCAGCTGGGTCTGCGCGCCTCTTTTTTTATTTTTCTAAGGAGGTGCTATGTATCCCGTAGTCGTTGTGCAAGAACGCAAATCGTACGGCTTCTTCAAATTTCTTGGAGATTGCATCATGGTCTTGCTCACCTGGGGGCTGTGGTTGATCTGGATCTTCGTTCGAGAGATGCGCAAGTCCAACCGTCCTTACATCTGTTGAGGTATCATGGGTAGTAGAAGAAACTCACGTATGTATCGAGTAGTCTTAGTTTTTCCACTCGGAGAAACTAAGTCAGTATTTGTCAAGGCCAAAAATCAACGAGGAGCAGAAAGGCGTGCCCTGAGAAAATACCCGAATGCAATCCAAGTAGATCGTTCACCCTATCCACAAAGTTGAGAGGATTATAAATGGGATTGACTGGACTAACTCAGTTGGTTCAACGAGCTAAGTTCTTGGTGAATGAGAATTCGGCTACGATTCTGACAGGTATGGGCGTCGCCGGTACCGTCTCGACCGCCTATATGACAGGACGGGCAACGTTCAAAGCCGCCAAGATTCTTGAGAAAGAACAGCTATTGATCGCTTCCGAGGAGAAGGAAAATACCGATGCTCCTCGAGTCCTAACACTGCCTAGTAAGATCAAGCTGGTCTGGCGGCTCTATATTCCACCGGTTGTGGTAGGCGCAAGCACAATTGCCAGTATCATCATGGCCAACCGCTTCGCCTCGAAGAAGATCGCTGCTTTGACGATCGCCTCGGGAATCTCGGATCGAGCTCTCCAGGAATACAAGGAGAAAGTAGCACAGAGGCTGAGCGAGAACGATCGAACTAAGGTTCGTGACGAAATCGCCCAGGATCGTGTGAGTAAGAATCCGCCCAATGGCCGAGAGATCATCCTAGCGGGTACGGGCGAAGTTCTCTGCTACGACATGGTGACTGGACGCTATTTCCAGAGCTCGGTCGAAGAGATCAAGCGAGCCGAGAACAAAATCAATCATCAGCTGCTCAATTACATGCACGCCAGTTTGAGCGAGTTCTACGATGAGATTGGTCTGCCGCCGACGTCGTATACAGATTCAGTGGGCTGGAACTTGAACAATCGGCTGGAAGTGGTGTTCTCGACCGTCATGTCCACCGATCAGCGTCCGTGCGTAGCGATCGACTTTCTGCATCCGCCGGTTGCCGACTATGCGAATGTCTATGACTGAAGAGCAGAGCAGGCCCAGCGTAGACATGAGGATGGCCCGTTAAGTAGATATCTGTAGAAAGGACAGGTGTGCTCAAAAAGACCATTACCTACGAAGACTTTAATGGAGAAACAGTTAGCGAAGACTTCTTTTTCCATCTATCGAAAGCTGAGCTAGTCGAGCTCGAGATGAGTCACAAGGGTGGTCTATCGGAAAGTTTACAGCGAATCATCAAGGCAGAAGATAATGCAGCTCTGATCAAGGAGTTCAAGAACT